CTGACTGCCAACTCCAATGGCGCGGCGGTGATTGATGGTGAAACTCTGAACCTTGGTGATCGTGTTCTGATCCATCTGCAGACCACAGGAACCCAAAAAGGAATCTATACCGTTACAACTCTGGGCGATGCCAGTAACCCATTTGTTCTGACCCGTGCCGATGACTTCAACCAGTCATCAGAGATTGGTGCAGGTTCGTTCACATATGTAGAAGCGGGCACAGCCAACAACGGTAAAAGCTTTGTTCAAACTGTCAGGAACCCAATCCTTGACACAACCGATCTGGTTTTCAGCGTCTTTGGTGAGACGGCGATTGGTACAAACTCAATCGCGAACAGCAAGCTTCAACAGATTCCCCAGGCAACAATCAAAGGACGTGCGGCAGCCGCCGGTACGGGGGACGTTTCTGACCTTACAGCAGATCAGCTAATCGCTGTAATTAACGCTGGAACAGCAGCCACAATCGACTTGGCTAGGCTTTCTATTCAAACACCTAATCAGCTCGTAGCTGCTTTGAATCAAGCAACTGATGCGGTAGACGCAGGTACTTACTAAACGAGAAGCTATATATAGCTAAACTTTATGCAGCCGACTTAACTGATTTGGCGCAACTTCTACTGCGGTGGTGCAGCGTTTGCAAATCTAATTAACGTCGTTTTTCGACATTTATCCGAAGGCTATGGGACTACCAATTCAGAACTTACGAAGTGGGACTTCGAGTAAGCGACCTAATCCGACAGGGTTGGAGAACGGTCAGATTGCGATTAATTATCACGAGGATGACCCCGCGATCTTTATCAGGGGTGAATCAGACGCCTTGATTAAGGTTTCTCCTACTTTTGTGGGTACAACTCAACCCAATTCTTCTCCAGCCACTGGCGGAGCCACTGGAAATTCAAAAGGGGAGACCTGGCTGGATACGACTTTGACACCGCCCACATTCAAGGTCTATGACGGCAGCAATTGGGTTACTGCGTTTGGTTATAGTGACATCGATATTTCCGGTCGATATACTCAAACCGTTCAAACAGTCAGTGCTTTAGACATTGATTGTTCCGCTGGAAATTATTTTACAAAAACTATCAACGCGAATAGTACATTCACGTTCAGTAATGTGCCTACTAACAGAGCTTATGCTTTTACGTTGGAACTGAGGCATACCTCAGGAACCATCACATGGCCTTCCTCGGTGAAGTTTACTGATGGTGTTACACCATCACTTTCAACTGGTAAAGATCATTTGTTTGTCTTTATCACAGATGACGGCGGCTCTTGTTTCCGTGCCGGATTACTGCGTAACTACACCTATTGAATCATGTATCTTCTATTTTCTGACAACAAAATTCAGCAGTACCCCTATAGCTTGGTTGAGCTTCGCAGGGACAACCCTAGTGTAAGTTTTCCTGAGAATATGAGTGCTGAAGATCTTGCTCAGTGGGATGTGTACCCAGTAGAGTATTCGGCACCACAATTCGACCCCGTCACCCAGGAAGCTATTCCAGTTGATCCTGTATGGGATGAAGATAGAGAAGTCTGGGTTGAGACTTGGCAGATCAACGATTATTCTGAAAACGATATTAAAACTCGTCGACTTTACGCCGCAGACTACAAAGAGTTTAGTATCAAGCTAAATCCCTGCGAGGCATATCAAAAGATTAGAGCGCAGGCTACTGAGAGTCTTCAGCTCACTGTCGCTTGTACTGAATTTTTAGCAGTCCTTCAAGATCATAAGTTCGGGGAACGGAATGAGTTTTTATTCCAACAAGCGTTTGAAAATGTACTTGGACTGTGTTCACTAACGGATGAAGATTATCAGCAACTTCAGGTGCTAATGAATCAAACCGGATTGGGTTATATCTATACGGTTTGGGAGGGCGAATTGCCTGAAGAGTGCGTTGACCAAGAGTGCGGAATCATTTCAGGGGGAGGTAATTGAAGTGGATCCGACCTCACAGCTAATTGCTTTCGGCGGGCAGACAGTTTCTTTCAGCCCGTTCCAAACAACCTTAAATGGAGGCTCTGCCTCTCGACTTGGGGATGACCTTACTACTGTTAATTCTTTTTGGTCTTCTAATACTGCTCACGCCGCCCTTTTCACAAACACTGGCATCCAAACCTATACAGGTTTCTATGCTGGAACCTTGTTAACATCTGTCACATGTGTCGCTACGTTGGGTGGTGCTGCGGGTTGGATGAACTGCAGAGGTAGAAAAATTCGAGCCACTTTCAGTTTTAATGCTGGAGATCGACTTGTGTTTTTCGCCGGAAAGACAACTGCAAAGGCAACTAGCGCAAGCCAACAAGTTGGTGCTGGCGGTGGCGCATCTTGCTTGATGTTACACACGAACAGCGGTTTTACACCCTTGATTGTTGCTGCAGGAGGTCAAGGTTGTTTTGAAGCTAGGGAGCCCACACAGGAAGCTAAGCCCCTTAATATGTCCGACACAGTGAGTAAACGTAATACAATTAGATCTCAACGAGATAGCGTCGTCGGTAATAGCACCCCGGACGGTGCTGGAGGTGCTGGTCGATCCACAAAACGAAATGCCCAGCAAGCTGGCGCTGGTTGGCATACTGCGGCATATGAACCTTCTACTACGAATAGTAATAGCGGCCTTAATATTGATTCAAGATCTGAGGCCCTAAAAGACGGTGCAAGGGGAGGGCCAAGCGTCAATAGCAACGCTGCGGATGGTGGCTTCGGTGGTGGTGGAGGTGATTACGACGGGAACTGCTACGGATGTGGTGCTGGCGGTTACTTCGGATCTTGGGAATCAGCGCAGTCTTGTAGTAATAGCCCTTTGACATCGGCTGTGTTTGAATACTATCTTTATGCTCAAGGTCAGAATGATTATTTGGGTTCATTCTCTTATGTGGATTCCAGCGGCACCAGTGTCTCAGACCTAGGTCATAACGGACTTGCACAGGGTTACAGTTACGACGGCGGGCAAACTACGGGTTTTGTAACTTTAGACTTTAGTTAATTTACATAATCGACGTTAGCAACGCCTCTCCATCTAGAGCCGCCATCGTCGGTTATGAAGACAAAAAGGTGAGTTTTTGATGTTGTCAAAGTAGGTGCCGTATCTCCTGGCCATTTAACCTCACTCGGCCAGGAGAGCGTTCCTCCAGTGTGATACACCTCTAGTGTGAAAGCGTATGATCTACCACTCGCTGGCACGTTACTAAAGGCATAGGTGGTGCTGCTGCTAGCGGTATGACAAAAATAGTTTCCTGTTGAGCAATCCACTGTGGCGTTGCTCATTGTGACTTTGTTGCTGGCGTATGACCCAGTTACGTCCAAATCTACATTTGTTGATGTTGAAGCTAATCCAACTGCCAATGTTGTAAGCGCGGGAGAACCTGTTGTGATTGCATCGCCGCTTACCTTCCCTGCTGTTGTGATGGTATTTAGCTTGCTATCAGTAATACTGCCTGCAAGCTGAGCGTTCGTAACAGAACCAGCAGCACCTGATGGGATGTTGTCAACAGTAATCGTCTGCGTACTGGTGATAATCTGATCTACTTTTACTGATCCGTAAGCCATTAGACAATCGCCCAGGTTGCGTTTTGTGGTACTTCAACTGTCACGCCGTTAGCTACTTCGACAGGTCCGGCTGATACGCCATTGTAGCTAGCGGTCAGTGTGTAATTACTGCTAATGGTTTGCTGTGACTCTAGGATCACTCCTTGAGATGATCCTGAGCCACCGCCACCTGCACCGATTTCAACAATCGATTCGGTTCCACTAACAGACTTCTTGATGAAGACCTTGCCATCCGTTGTGTTGATCGCAAGTTCACCCAGCTCAAGTTGAGATGTTGTTGGCGTTCTTCCTTGAACAGAAGAACGTATGTGTTTGATAGTGGAAGCCATAAGGTTTTATTAGATCTAGAAAGTACCGCCGTCAATTTCTACGTTGTCAATGGTATTTCCAGAGCCAGTAATAGCAAGGTTGCTTACAACACGACTGCTGTTAATAACCTGAGTACCACCAATGCTTAAACCGCCGGTTGTGACATTGATGTTCTGGTTAAATGTCCAGGAGTCGGTCGCATTTACCCAAACAATTGAGTAATCACTCGCACCCTTAAGTGTAATACCACCACCGTCTGCGGTTGTGTCGTTGGGGCTGGCTGTGTCACCCAGGAGGATGTTTTTATCCTCTACCTTGACCTCTGTTGTGGACAGCGATACCAGAGCACCATTCACAGTCAAATCGCCAGTGACTGTGACATCTCCACCGACCGCAAGATCGTTGTTGACGTTTACATCACTCGGCAGACCAAATGTGAAGGTATTAGTACCTGAATTAGTCGCAATAGCAACTTCGCCCGCCGTGCCCTGCAGCGTAATAGTCCCACCTAGTGACCCTCCTACCGTGGTCGTTGTGGTTGAACCTCCGAGTGGAGTAGCAACCCCGTTGATAGTGATCGAGCTGTTGGAGAGAGCTGAGTTAGGAATGCTCCCCAGTGTGAAGGCTCCTGTAGAGCTGTTATAGATAACCCCACCAGAACCGCTCAGGGCTGCTCGACTACGAGCATCGGTGTAGTACAGGTTGCTTGAACCTTCACCAACGTCATCTGTATCCAGAGTGATGGAGGCACCCAAGCTCACACTGTTGGAATTGACCGTGACGGCAGAATTCGTGAGTGAGCTGTTTGGAATGGAGGCCAAAGCCACCACGCCAGTCCCGCTGTCATAGGTGACACCAGTGTTGGTAGTTGCACTGATATGTGCTCGCGTTTCAGCGGCAGAGGGACCGGTGTATGTGATTACCCCTGTCGAGCTGTTGTAAGCGAGGGATCCATCACCGCCTGCATCAGTTACGGAGACAGAGGCTCTTGCTCTCGCGTCGGTGTAGTACAGGTTTGAGGAACCTTCTCCGACATCATCAGTGTCGAGAGTTACGCTGCCACCGAGTGAAACCGACTTGCTGTTAACAGTGAGGCTGCTGTTAGCTAGGCCCGCGTTGGGAATTGCTTCACCAGCGATAGCAATAACGCTTGTTGCGTTACCTGATCCGTCGTCACCGTATCCGTAATAAAGAAGCTTATCAGAAGTATTTTCGTTAAACGCTAATTCGCCGCTCTTAAGACTTGCGGGTGATCCAGAATTGCCGCTACTGGCGCGACGTTTAATCTTGAGGGTTACAGCCATTAGAAATTACCACCAGTGATTGTTAGGTCGTTCTCTAGTTCATTAGTTGGAGAGAACTGTGCGCCGTCAAATTCGAGCACTTGTCCAACATCCCCTGATGTCAGGGCACCAATTGCAGCGGTATTAAAGAAAGTACTACCGGCAAATGGAGGGCCTTGTGGGCCTACCGCTGTTACTTCGACAACCGTGGCGTTATGCCGTTGAACCTCAACCGATGTAGGAGTTTCAGTGACTTTAACTAGACTGGATATTTTGTTTATTTGTACTTGAGCCATCAGATAACCCCTGTAATGCCTGGATCCAGTTTTGTTCTTCCTTGTAGTAGAAAGAATTTTTCTCCACTCGGTTCAGTTACAAGCACGTCATAGAGACCTTCCACTGAGATCGCAGTGGTCACCGCTGAGCTGAGCTTTAGGTTGAATTTCCCTACGGCTCTGTCAGTAAACGTTGTTGTAAATGTTGCGAGGGTGTTTGTGGTTGTTCGGTCTACAATTTTCGACTCGACAGAGTAACCTGCCATGTCGACTCCAGTACCTGTTGAATCCAAGTATTGAAGGTCCAGGTTGAATGTTGCGCCCTGGTGAATTGTTATGTCTAATACTCCAGGATCAACCATGGATTGTTACCAAGTAACTATTAATATTGTAAGCGAAGCTATTATTAAAACAGTGGGCCAGGCTAATTGGAACCGGTACTACCGCTGAGTATTGTGATTTCTGTTGTTGGTGGTGCGGCCTGTGGTTTTTTAACGCTCGGACGTAAATTTGGCGAAATGGAACTCAGGCATAATTCGCGCATTGAGAAGCTGGATCACAGGGTAGATGCGATTGAAATTAAGCTTGCAAAGGATTACGTCGACAAAGGTGATCTGCAAGCAATGATTGAAAAGCTTGATGTGCGAATGGACCGAGTTGACAGCAAACTTGATCGTATTTTGTTGGGTTACGATAGGAACGCACTAGACTAATTATTACAATGGGTATCATCGAGAGCCCTATTTTTTGGATCATTCTTGCTGCTGTAAGTGAGATTCTGGCAGCGATCCCTAATGAAAAAGTTCAATCAAACTCTGTTTTTCAGCTTTTGAAGTCAGCGTTGACTGCCCTGCTGTCTAGCAGCAAAAAGGGAAAGTAACTTGGCCGCCTGACGCTCAGGCTGTTTCGTTTTACGAGTCGCGCTCACCATTTGAGAAGTTGCACCGACTTATCCAGGCGCAGAAGTTCTACAAGACTTTGCGTTCAAAACTAGATCGTGAAGAGCAGCGATGGCGTGACTCTCAACCCGATCCGCCTGTCACCGAACTAATCGAGCACCCACCAGATGGTTCGTTGGCGCAGAAGCTGTTAGGCGGCGTTCTTCAAATACGTCACAAGCTTTTAAGTAGAAATGACAACAGGAAGATTTGACCCAGGCAAGCTGCTGGACTTTTTTACTTGGTTCGATAAGGACAATCCAAATCACGTTGCAGCAGCCAAGCTCCTGCAGGAGGAGTGCGAGGCCCTGGACCCGGACATGATGTCCGACTATGCCTCGTGGGTGCGTCTTTATCGAAACAGGACAGATGCTGCCGTCTCATTGAAATTCACGCCTCAACTATTCGAGCGTCTGACTGGGTATCCGGCCCGCAAGTTCGACGCGGAGTTCTGTCACGACTGTGCATATCTCTTCGAGGAAACTGGCTTTAGCGATCATTTAGAGCCGTCCAGAATGCTGATGGCGAACCTCATGCACGAGAGCGCTAATTTCAAATATATGAAAGAGATTGCCTCAGGAGAAGCCTACGAAGGTCGCCAAGATTTACAGAACACGCGGCCAGGTGACGGAAAATTGTATAAGGGCACAGGACCCTTGCAGGTGACTGGAAGAGGCCATTTCCAGGCCTTTAGTGACTGGTTGCGCGATAGCGAGGGTATTGATGATCCTAAGATCATGGAACTTGGTTGTGACTATGTTGCGGACAAATACCCGTTCTCGATTGCAGTCAACTGGATCAATAGAAACAATCTTTTGCGTGTTTGTCTAGAGGACGGTTTTGATGCCTGTTGTTACCGTATTAACGGGGGTTGGAATGGTTTTCACCATCGCCTTGATTGTTACCAAATCTGTAGAGAAGTAATGAACTGAGATCATGATCAACAAAGATACTTTTATCGCGGGAAAGCCCAAAAAGACCTCCATTGGTGACGGTCGCCGTAAAGGATCTGGGGCGGGTCGAACTAAGCGATCACCTCGGCGTAAACCTTATAGAGGGCAGGGAAGAGGATGAATGGTTTCCCTTGGGACATCGCTTTTATGGTGTTCTTGTTATTGGTTTTTGTGACTTATGTGATCGTCGTAGAGATCTTGATGCTTAAAGATTAGTTCGGCTCTGCATATCTTTTCCAACCAGTTGCCCAGGCATAAATATCTGGGTTGGAGTCGAGTGGTCCCATTTCTGAGAACCCTCGCTTCCAACCCTCGCGCCGCATAATATCTTCGATTTGATCTTTAATCGCATTCAAATCCTCTAATGATCCGGTGTATCGGAATCGAAGATATTTAGCTTTGGAATCAGCCATGCCTAATATTTAATTCCCCGTGGATCTCCTTATGCAACTCGATTGCAGTTTCAAGGCTTCGCTTTGCCTTGATCAGATCGTCCAGTTGCTTGTCTGAATCTTCCTTGTATTTGTGGGGATAGCGTTGAATATACTTTATCGCGTTTACGGTAACAAACTTAAGTAAACCATCAGCGCCATACATGCTTTTTGCAACATCGTAGGGCGATACTCCTTGCTTGTAATGATCAGGATTTTGGATGCTTTCAACGTTTGCGAATGATTCTGCAACGTTTAAAAGGTCCAAGTTCACAGTGTTTTCCTCATAAGAAGAAGGGGGATCAACCTCTCGGTAGTCCCCCCGTCCTGATGTGGTGTTGAACATTTGAAGGAGGCTTTGACTCTCTTCATGTAACCGCTTCTGAGCGGTCCCTGTTTGCCCTTTACTTGGCGACCTCGTAAGGCACGCCTCGATAGACCAGGCTGACAGGCTTGGCCTGCAGGGAGGCCTTCTGAGCAGCTCTCAGAGCCCTTTTCTTCTGTGTCTGCTGACGGACGATTTGTAACACGTTCATGGTGTCTCTCCATGGCCCCGACCCCCGTTGCATGGTCGGTTTTGATGCAACCCCCACGGGGGTTCAACGTTATTCCTAATTTAGCGATTGACATCCCATTGGGGATGAAGTACAAGAATACTGCTCTAACAAGATTTGTAGAGTCCCAAAAGACCAATCGCTGGATTCCCCTGTGCCGCAACCAGTCTCATTTTTGGTTGCTTTTCATGGCATGCAGGGGGTCAGGAGTTCGAGTCTCCTTGGCTCCATTTCCCAAAGTGATTGCACTGCAAGGGGTTACGAGCTTTTCGTGGCCCCTTTTTTGCTGTCTCTTTTTGAGAACAGATTGGACTTAAAGGCCTGGCTATCCTCTTTTGAGGCGGCTTTGTGACTGGGATCTCTTGCAATTAGGGCAATTCCATCCTAAAAAAGACAAGTCCGATGCCCAGTAGACCTGTGGGTAGACCCCCTTCTCTCACCTCTCTCGAAGATCTGAACGCTGGCCTGAATCAGACAGGCGTCAAATTCCGCGTCAGAGCTACAAATCAGAGCCCTCGCATCCAAATTCGCGCTGTTGAGCGGTTTGAGGATGGATCGAAGGTTCGTTCAGTCGATCTGTACCACGCAAAACCCGGTGATCTCGAAAAAGCACGGGACCTCTGCCTGCTGTTGCAGAACGAGGACTACCCGTTAAGCACGCTGCTGAAGCACGCACCGAACGGACACCAGATCCAAAGCGATTGGGGCGGCCTGATCAAGTCCTTCGAGCGTTACCTCAACGAGCAGAACATCAAATGGCAGGACCAGTGCCAGGCCACTCACATTCGCCACTTCCAGCAGTTCACAGGCCCTGTGAACGCTCACAGGCTGATGGAGTGGGTCGAGGACGCCGAGGCGAACAGTTCCGATCGTGTGCGTCGACTAGGGACGCTGAACAAGTTGATCATCTGCGCTGAGCTGGATGTTCCCGAGGTCTGGTTGAAGCGCATTAACGCGACAACAAACTTCTCGGCTGTAACCAAAGCCGTTAACCCTCGCGAGCTACCCAACGACGAACAGATCGAGGCGTTTGTGGATGCCATCCCCTGTGAAAAGTGGAAGGTGGCTTTTGGCTTCATCGCAACCTACGGATTGCGACCTCACGAGATCTTCTGCATCAACGGTGTGCCTGACGCCGATGGTCTTCTTGAGGTGAACTCAATGAAGAAAAAGAAAGGCCAGGAGGGATGGCGTTTCGTCATTGCCCGTCGTACTGACTGGATCGAGCGTTGGAACCTCGTTGAAGGCATTCAGCTTGCTTTCGACGCGAACCATTCGGCCAAGCAACTCGGCAAGCGGGTGAGCACCCAGTTCGGGCGTTACCGCAAGAAAGGGGACGCACCTGTGTGGCGAGAAGGTGCCAAGGCCTATGACCTGCGTCATGCCTTCGCAGCGGCAGTTCATACAGAGTCGAAGTTTGAAAAGATCGGTACGGATCAGGCTGCGAGATGGATGGGTCACTCTCGCAAAGTTCATGAGGACACCTACCTGCGTTGGCTGAGCAAAGCTTCAGCTAAGGAAGCTGCCCGTCGTGTCGCTCTGGGGTTGGCATGAATAAGCAAAACGAAAAACGTGATCGCTTTGCTCGTGTCTTCCCCAATCGGGTCGACACCCTGCGAGACACGCTCCGCAAGATCGCTAATTGCTCGAACAAGGGTAATTACGACTGGGACAGCGAAAAGGTTCAGGACGCTTGGATTCTTATCGCTGAAGAATTCACTACAGCGGCGCGGCAGTACGGCGTGCGATTCAACGTCGAAGTGACGGAGGTCGAACGATGACCGAGGTTCACTGCTCTTTAGTTCCTGACGACGCGGAGATTTTTGCTGGTCCGCGAGGTGGCAGCTATTTCTTCCGAAACGGACGGAAGGTTTACATCTACTACCGACCAAAACGCAGACGACGCGAATCCCGCTTCAGACCGCGATCAGGCGCATTTAACCGTTTCCTTCAGCACCAATCTTCAACCTCATGACCAGTTCAATTGATCGTTCAGCATCAGAGCGCGTTTTTTCAAATCAAAGCTATAAAAAAACTGGTGAAGAACTGAAAGCACTGATCCACAGACAAAACGAGGTGGATCCTTACATCAGGGTCCGTAAGAGCAGCGTTAAGAGCCTCAGGAGTTGGGCAACCCACAGACAGGCTGAGCAACGCCGCGAGTTAAACGAACCTCAGGCGTCGTATGCAGAAGCCTTCTGGAACGGTTACATCACTGCGCTCGATGAAGTCCTCGAAATGGAGAAGTCTTGATGCCTGTCCCTAGAAAAACTGGCGTAGCAGTCACCCGTCGTTGCCGAAAGAATGGTCGACGGTTTGTGGAGATGGTGTGTGAGGTGGGGACTTACAGGATCGCCGCAGAAATGGCCCGTGAATTCAACAAACGAGACGATGATCATGTGTACGTCTTTTCATGGCGCACCACGGCACGAAAAGCGGAAGGCTTTTGGTCAGACCGTTCTGAAGATTTCGACGTCGCGGCCTACTTCAGGCAGATCGATGGTGTTTCTGTGCCTGTGAGTGTTTTTCACTGAAAGTGCCTTAAGAAATTGTAAATCGCAGTACAAGTCCCTTCTTGCAACGAGGGGGGACGTGTACTGAGGTGTTGTGTACTGCAATGTCTCTAAGACCGAGACAGAGAAGACTCTACTGATGTGCCAATTTCTCGCGTGTCAGAGACGCTGTTTTTGGAGTTCTGAGCAGCACTACCTTCGCATCAGTTACAGCCTTTAAATGCAATTTTCAGTTACACAAGCCTTGGTTTATGCACACAGCCAAGTTTTGGAAATTCTCGACAATCACTGGCCAACTGATAGCAAAGAGGTTCACGACCTCAATGAACAGCTCATTCAGATGGCATGGGATCTACAGAATGAAGCAGGCGTCGACCCTGATGTCACTCAGGATCTTTAAGTTTCGGGTGATTCATGTAGTCACCCTGTCCTGATGTAATTGAGACCGCTCTTTTATAGAAGTGAGTATCAGTCTTTCCAGCCGCCTCCAGGGCGGCTTTTATTTTGCGCCAGTTCTCGACTTCGTAACTATCCATCAGTTTTAAGGCTTTATGTGATGTATGGCCAAGACACTTCAATGTCTCGTTTCCATACATCTGAATCGATTGGATTCACTTCTACATACTGCCTAAATTCCTCTTGAAGTGTTTCAAGGGGCATATTCAACTGTTTCGCCATTAAAGCGACGTTGGATTGCCCCTTGTAGAGAATCTGGAGCGCTTCGAGCAACTCCATCACAACCTCAGATAGGTGCGAACAGAGATTCCTTCGAGAACGGCTTGGCTTCCACTTCAGCCGATGACCTCAAGCAGTAATCGGAATCGCAAGGGGCAGGGCCTGCCTCCACCAGGGAGTCGCCGTCAAAGCTCTTGAGTGCTGCGTCGAAGTCTTCGTTTCTTCGACGTTGATGCACTTCCGCACTGGCCTGTAAGTATTCGAGCTTCGAGATTGGCTCGAAGGGCAACCGAGGGAACGTCTCGTGACTATCGAAGCGAGCGAGCAAGGCTGCAGAGATGTAGCCCTGATCTTTGTCGATCGCAGAGAAGATCATCTCTGCCAGTGGCTCGATCTCGTTCTCGCGGAATTCGAGGGTCGCTGAGGTGTTGTGCGTCGTGTAATACGTCTGCACCTGCATGTAAAAGTCGAACTGTGCCGCGACAGAAAACTTGCTGATGTCGATGGTGTCAGCGCCGGGAATGTTGGCCCAGCTCACTTCAGTCGGGATTTCTACCAACCACTCAGTGCAACGCTCGTCGAAGGGGTTATCGAGCAAGCGGCCATTCTCGTCTTTGTCGGACTGCGCCGGAATCAGGTTGTAGCCGTAATCCATGCAGGCGAGAGCCACTGGGTCATCACGGCGGAAAGTGATTCGGCGAATAAAACGAGCGGCTTTGGGAGGGTGCCAGCCAGATGATGCCCCGGTTAAAAGGCTCTTTGTGCCCGCAGGTTGCACGGTGGTGTAGCGATTTGGGACGCGCAGTCCATGACGTTCGCAGTATTCGGTGATGGTCCTTTTGACGATCCACCGCCATCGGTTGAGGTAGTCAGCTTCGAGCTTTTTAAAGACGCGACCTTTTGCGCCTTCAGGACGTCCATCAGCCCACCACTGAAGCCAGTCAGTCCCGAACGCATGCACGCAGAAGTCGAAGAACCCCGTGAAAGAGACACCAACGATCGGATCAATGTCCCGTGATTCCTGATAGCGCTCTTCTTTGAACTTGTGATGGAGCAGGGCAGCAACAGCGAGCGCACCCGCTCTAAATGCTTTGTCTTGTGTGTCTTGGTCGGCGGGGTCGATCTTGTTGAGGTGGACTTCGCTGAGATTGCAGTGGAAGTCAGCACCGATGATTTCTCCGCAGGGGTTGAGCCCGTAGCGATCTAGGCGATGGGCCATCTCCTCTTCACTAATCACCATGTCCTGCCTTAAGGCCAAGTTCTTCAGCACTTCCCCAGCAGCAGCAGGGCCGAATCGCTCGTACTGACAAATAAAATTTTTCTTGCTTGCTGAGTCCGTCAATAGATCAGCATTAGCTCTAGCGATGGCTTCTGGCGCGTACTGAATCGCTCCCTCACCCGATGCGAACTGTTTGCGGATCGCCTCCAGAACAGTGGGGTAGTCGGGCTTGTCGTGGAAAACACGAGTGTGATTGGCCATACGAAGCGCATCTCGTGCTGGATCAATGCGCCAGTTGCCTTCATCGTCCTGCTGCCAGAGGTTGTCTTTCGCCCCTGCAGCGTGCTTGTCGTGAGAGCTGAACTGCCGCATACCGGCACTACGGCGGATGTTGCCCGCTACAACGACGCAGGCTGCTTCATCAATCAGCAGGCAGACCTCAACGGAAGTGAGTTGACGTCCGTAAGCGTCATTCAGGATTGCTGCCAGCTTTGGGAATAGCTCAGGAAGCTTGACCGGGTTTGAGGTGCCGCCGAACCCCTTCAACCGCGTCCCAGCAGCACGAACACGCGAAAGATCGACGTAAACCGAGACGCTCCGGTTGTGATCAAATTCGTTGCTGAAAGCAAGATCTAGGAATGCCTCATACGCCTCGACCCACCCAACACGAGAGTCTCCGCAATCAATAACGACTGTGTTTCCTTTGACCTCGACGTAAGTGTGCTCACGTCTGTTCTCAGGAGCTGTGCCCCCTACGGAGCCGACGTCTTTGATCTTGATGCGGTTTCGTACAGCAGGAAGTTTTGCGATGAAGCGGTCTTCAAGGACTGCGCCAGTTCCGCTGCCCATCATTGCTAGATCCATCATCAGAGCCAGGCTTCTGATATCGGTCACACGGGTGCTGGTGCAGTTGTAGGAACCGCTGTGATTAGCGGGCTTTTCAAGCCAGGGAGTGCCGCCTGTCCACAGCCAACGACCTGAAGGCAGCACTTGCTGCTTCTCCTGCATCTCGCGCACCAGGGCAGCTTCTTCATCGGTGAACTTCCCTAGTTCTGTGATGCCACGCATCGTGCGGTCAGTGACCTGTTCATAGGTCTCGCGGCCTGCATCGCCCATACGGCTATAGGTCCGATAAAAGACCGGCAATGCAGCAGGTGCTGAGGCATCAAAAGGATTCTTGGCTGACATAAAGCGGTTCGCGACCTTTGCGTCGTTCTGAGGGTATCCAAACCAGGACAAAAATCGACCTTATTCAAACCGGCTTAAGAATGGCCTTTATAGACCGTCCATATTGTTAAGCAAGCTTTGGATATGTGCGATTTGCAGCGCCACCACGGCTCTGGCACCCGCGCTTAAATAAGGTCGTCTAGCCAGCATAAAGTAGTTCTCAAGTTGGCGTCTCAGATCTTCTTTTGATTCACCGCTATCTCTTGACATAAATGGCAGCTAAAACGTGGACTATTCCTGTCGATTCAGAGGGTTGTTTGTCCTTTCCTGAAGAACTTATGAAAGTTATGGGATGGGAAGAAGGGACCGTTCTTGAGTGGGATTACACACCTGAAGGAACAATCAAACTTAAGACGGTGAGTGATTCCGATCCAGATACAACTTTGCCTGAGTGACAGTTTTAAAATAGTGGCGCTCACCTTCAATAATTGCAAAGAAGGCTGCGTCCTCTCCTACAGGGAAACCAACCTCATAAATCTTGAAGCCGTTATAGGTGTAGTAAGTCCTTGCCATCTTTGGCGCAACTGACGTCTCTATCTCCAAAGTACCGGCCTCGGTAGGGTCTTTCGGCGTTCTCGGCATATTCAAAAAATGTAAGTTGGGCAATTCTCAAATTCGGGTAGATCGGAATTTCTCCGAACTGGAGGTTGTTTTTTAGTTCGAGTGTGAGGACTCCGTTCCATCCACAGTCAACAAGTCCTGAGACGGCGTGCTGCAAACCCTCCCTGGCTCGACTGCTTACAAGGTGCAAATGAGCCTCGACGTTATCCGGTAATCGCACGTATTCCACAGTCTGGCCAAGCAAAAACTGACCAGGAGTTATCCACAGGGGGTAGTCCTGGCTGTACTGCGAAAAATCAACCCTGTGGAAACCGTTTGTGTCCTCGATTTCGAGGTTTTCCCCAAGGTGGACGTCATAGCTGCAGGGCTGCACAGCCTGCTCGCTGAACGGCGTAATCATCTGCTTTGTAAGGCAGAGTTCGCGAATGCGGCGATCAATCAAAGCGTCCGTATCCTCGTGGTTGTTTACCGCGATTTTTGCGGCGAAGTTCTTTTTTGGACTTGTGCCAAGCAATGAACTCCTCAGCGTCTTTAACAAGCCTGACCAGTAAGCCCATGGGCATCTGTGCGGCAAGCTCGTTGAGGCGGCATAGAAGGTCATCTCGGTACAACGTAGCGGCCCAGTCCCGCTTTGGTTGTAACGCAGAAACTTATGCTGCTTGTTTGTGGTTTCTGCGAGGCTTTTTGGTCTGGATCAGTGTCGACCTGGCGGCATCCAGCTCTGCTTTGTACTTGATGTAGAAACCACGCTCCAGGGCAGTCAGTTTCGGATTTCGCTTTCGCAGTGCGGCTTTTGCGGCTCGCTTTGCTGCCGCGATGTAGTTCTCCGAGTTCTGCCCTCGATCCGTTCGATTTGAGCTTGAGGTCATTCCAGAGAGATGGTGAGAGTCCCTAGAGGGTAGACCTAAAAAAGATAAAAAACGTGTCGAAAGGGGCAGGTCTCGGAACCCGGATTTATTTGGCCTCTGACCAATTCAAGCCAGAGGCAGGCTCCGCGATGATTGGTACGGTCGTTATTCCCACCAGGGGAGCAGCGTCTTCCATGCACTCTTTGAGTATTCGCTTTGTCTCCTCCTCTCTGTAGGGAGGACATTCGAGGATTAGTTCATCGTGAACGCAGGCGCAGATTTTGATTTCAGGGTCATGCGCTAGATACTGCTCCCAAAGCAGTGCCATGGCAGCCTTCATGCAATCGGCTCCAAGACCCTGAATAGGGGTGTTGAGGTTGGTGGTGAAATTTGACTCGCCTTTTTTGGGACGCTGCAAAATTCGACGTCTGCCGAATTGAGTGAACACCTCCAGTTCTTCTGAGTTTCCCTGCCTTCGTTGCCATTGAATCAACCCTGGATAAGCGGCTTTCCACGACTGCAGTTTTTCCGTCACTTCTTCGAGCGACCACATCAGGCCAAATTGAGAGACTGCTTGCCGTCTGACCGTTTTTGCACCCGCGCCATACAAGCAGGAAAAATTGAAAACCTTGGCAGCGCTTCTAGCCTCCTTACTGACTTCTTCTAAAGGGACACCCGTCATCAGGGACGCCGAAGCTGTGTGAACGTCTAGCCCCTTTTCGTAAATCTCGATCAGGTTCTTATCACCGGAAACCTCAGTGACGACGCGAAGTTCGAGCTGCGAATAGTCCGCGACACACATAACGTGATTGATCTCCGCGATGAAGCCTTTGCGGTGTTTCTTGCCCTTTTTTATCTGTTGCAGGTTCGGATCCATGCAGGACATCCGACCTGTGCGAACCATTTGGTTGTATCGAGCATGGATGCGACCGTCAGGGGAGTTTTCAGCAAACTTGATCAGTTTCTCGACGTAACTGCAAGCGGTAGCAGCCTCCTTGAACTCCTTGTAAAGACGAAGCACCTCGAAGTCCGTGAGATAGAACGCAATTATGTTTTTGTCACAGCTATAGCTGACCTTGCCCGTCTCTTTGTCTTCCTTCTTTTTTAGGGGGACGCCGTATTCAGCTAGCGCAACTCCTAGCTGAGCAGGTGATCCAAGGTTGAATCCCTTGGTCTTGGCCTTTCCTTTGCCGGAACAGTGCGGATGAATCAGCAGCTCACCAGTCAACGGACTCTTGTAATCCTCAAGAACTCCGTGCTCGTCCAGGTGGCGGATGACCGCAAGCTTTTTCTCTTCGCGAAACTGGGCTTCAGCGATCAGAAGCTCGCGGTAATACTCAATGTCGAGCTTCATCCCGTTGACATACATCTGAATGATTGCAGGCAAAGCGCGGCATTCCAAATGCCAAACGTGGATGAGATCTTGCCCCGCAAGCAGCGTTTTTGTTGCCTGCCAAATGTCGAAAAGGACTTCCCCTACGTCGTCTGCAGCGTATTGGAGCTGTTCTTCAGTGAATTCACCGTCGAAATCAACAAAACTCGTCTGCTCTTCTTTGCTTAGATCAATACCGAGCAGACGTTCCGCGCAAGCTGCCAGGCTATTCATGCCCTTTCTTTCAGGCAAACCAGCGGTGTCGACCTTCGATCCGAGGTAGGTATCGACCAGAGGTCCCCGAACGCGGAGGCCATTGACCTCTAGAAACGCGCAGTCAAAAGCCAGGTTGTGTCCCAGCTTTGCGAAAAGATCTGAACCCAGCAGGATGTCTAGTCTTTGGATCTCGTCGCCCAGCTTTCGGCAATCGATGACCAGACGTTTGGTCCTGGTGCCGAGTTGGATTAAAAGAATTTTGTCGTGGAAGGGATCGAGGCCAGTGGTCTCGATGTCAAGCGCTATCAGCCTCCCAGTCAGCATCAGCTCTCCGAGTTGCCTCGTCAGCTGTGAGCCGCTCGTCACATAGTTGAACGAGTTCTTTGACGATTTTGAGGTCACTACCTGACAGTTCGATGTGAACGTCGGCCTCCTCTTCATCGATCAGGGTCAGGAGCACTTTCCCATTGGGCTGCAAATTGAATCCCAATGTCCCTGCAAGACGGGCTTCGGTCTTAGCGACCTGATCAGGAGCCACTGTCTCGCTTAGGACAACCTCCGCCTGGAACTCACCTGGAGCGTCGGCGAAGACATTCAGATTTGTGGGGGGAGACTCTGACACCGGGGGAAGAGAAGGTGACCTCTAAAAGATAAAACTTAAACGAGATGACGCAAGGGGCTGCTGGCGGCGGTTTTTCGTGTAACAGAACACTACACCGTTAGCCCTCAGAATCCTGTCAGGAAGGGGGTCTGGACGCTAAAGCGTAAAGAATGATGTACTTGATCATATGTACTTGTCAGACCTTGTCCTTCCTGGTATTGGGCATCGGCTGAGATGGATGCCTGCTTTGTTAAGGGTTGTAAGCAAGAAATTTTTTGGATAGCGATTTTGCTGAATCAGGTTGCCCAGAGTTCATCCTCAAAATTGTCGTCGTTTATACCAGATAACTGATCTGAGATAACAGCTTCTTTTATGGGCTCCCCTAAATTGTGCCCCTGAGGTAAATCCATTGGTACGACTGGATTTGATGGGGGGCACAATTGATCTTGATTTTTTAGCTGTGCCCCCTGCTTTTCGTGTTGAACAGATTGTTCAACCGCAGGGGGGTACACGTCTTCTTTTTGCCGCTTGGACCCCCTCCCCTGTAAATCGGGTGAGATCTCTTGCGGGGCTTGGGTTTTGACGGAATCGCTGTACCCCCTCCTTTCTTGCCCTGTAGCCCCTACATCTTCCTGTGATACCAACGCTTCTGAGCAATTAAGAGAAGAAGAAGATGATCTCTCCTCCCGCGAGATAGAGCCTTGCATTTGACTTACGTTGCTTAAAAGCTCCATGCCGCCTTCAGTACAGGCGAACCAATAGTTGGTAGGGGAGCCGCCTTCAGACGGTCCTTCCACGCAGTCGATCAGCCCTCGCGTTCTAAGGCGCTTAAGAGACTGTTTTAGGACAGATGCCTTAGTAGACACGCCAAGGATGGTTGAGAGGTCTTGACGGGTCGTAGAGGTGCCTTTCGCGGTCATATTTCGGATGTGGCTGTGGATGCGATCGATGGTCGGCACCTTGCCGCTGTATTTCCGCCGACGCTCGACCTTGGTGAAGTCCTCGACGTCCATCGAGAAGTCTTCGTGCTGACGGGTAATAAAGCGGTCACCCTCACGTCCAATGCGGCTCTTGCCGATAGTCAGGACTCGAACCATTTCGGTGTCAGGTCCGAAAGTTCCCTGCTCGCACTCTTGCTCTGTGGGCTTATCCAGGCCCCAGGTTTCAGTCACTGCGTCACCAATGCCTGAGTGACCTCGCATTCCATTGCTCTTGTTGTTGTGGTGAAGGATCAGAAAAACGGTTGCAGGGAAGTCGAGCCCGTTGCTGACTTCGAGGTCGTAAAGCGGTTTACAGACTTCCTGCTTGTTCTGATCGACCCCCGGCATGCAGCCTGCCAATGAGTCGATGACCACAAGTGCGGGACGCTCCAGGGCAATGCGCTTGTAAAGACGGCGTGTCCATTGCAGGCGGAATTTGGGCCATGACTTGAAGTTGGGGTGGTCTGCGATGCCATGGCTTTCGAGCTGTGACTCGAAGATTTCGGGGTTTTGATCACCGTTGCACCACAGCACGGGGCCAGCTTTGACCGGCATCTCTGCCCCTCTGACTTTGAAAGGCGTTCCTTCGAGGACGTGCTTTGCAAAAGCCATAGCGGTCTGTGACTTGCCTGTGCCGTGCATGCCGTGAAGGATCACGGTCGACGGCGTCAGCAGCACATCAGGGATGACGAAGTTGAGACCTTTGAGCGTTGCTTTGCGTTGCTCTGCTGTCTGAGGTTCTGCTGCAGTTTGAAAGTCGTGATCCTGCTGCAGGAGCTGGTTGATTTGATCGACACCGAACCTGACCCGGTGATCGTTGGCCAACTTGGCCATCTCCAGGGCCTGCTCTGCCGGGTTCTCGTATTCAGCGTCAATCCAACGCGCCCACTCCAGCGTCGTTTTGCTCTTGTCGTAGGTGATGTCGGCATCGCTGATCTTCGTTGTCGCGATGAAGTCCTCTGGGTAGGACTTGCCTAATAAGCCAGCCGCCTCGATCAGGTAGTTCTCAAGCGTTCTTGCATCGGGCTTGCCTGCCTCGATGTCGCCTGTCCGTAAGGCGTGCAGGAGTTCGATAGCTCCACCCGCCACATCCTCCTTGTGGCACATCCATCCGAACAGCCCTTTACCGCGTTCATCACCCTCACCTTTGATGTCTGGCCAGAGCGTGAAGGATTTGCCTCCTACAGAACTGTGAAAGGGGCAGCCACCCACCAACGGCTTATTGGGGTTGCCGTGTTCCCGCTGCAGCGGCTGACGTTCGGCCCGCCATACATCGGCTTTGTAAAGCTGCCAAACCAGTGAGCCTGGATCCTCTACGTCGCTCTTCTCGACAAGCTCCTGCAGAACAGTGCGTCGAAAGTCCCGTGAAAGCTGGTCATAGTTCTTGTTGCTGAGGGGACCGAACTGAGTTGCCAGCTCCTCAGGTAAGTACTGAGTCGTTTCAGGTGTCCTGGCCTCATGGGCCATCAGCCACTGAATCAGGCGTTTTGGGAGGTTCGCGACCTTGCCATCGTTGTGATCCAGCCACTTGTAAGTGGACTTGGTGTCTGGGTGGTAGCTGCCGGGAAGGACGCTGTAGCAGCCGCCGTACCTAAGACAGATCTCGCTGTTTGCCTGCTTCTTCAGGTCTTTGTCGAGCTGGGCTTTTGTGAAGTCAACAAAGAAGTGCTGAAGCCCTGTCGGGATCCGGTAGATGAGCTGCCTATTGGTCGGCTTGCCTCTCCAGGACATGGTTCCTGGCTTATCGATAGCGGGGTAGTCCTCGCCCATGAAGCCCGCAAAGACCTCTTCAGCGTTCTCACCGTCGATGTCAACCGCGATCAGACAGCCGTTACCCGGCCCGGTTAAGACACCTAATCCATTTTTGTTTACGTTGCCCCACTTGCCCGTGGTTTTGTTTTTCTTGCGGGACGTTTGTCCCCATTTGGACAGCACCTCTTCTGGTCTAAGCCCTTTATTGCAGTCGCCGTTGAATTTCTCTAGGTCCGTCTCTTCGCCTTTCCAAGACGTGAAAGCGGCCTTGTCCTCAACGATGTTGTAGATCCAGTCACTTGGAAATACGCCTTCCCGCAGCAAATCGATTGCCGTTTTGTCGCCCATAGCATCCTTGTCCTCTTTTAGTCAACGTACCGAGGGCAGAGCGTTTGCCTACCCCTGGTCCGAAAAGGGCAAACGTCTTGCTTTTTGAGTGCTGTGGCAAGCAATACATCTTTTTTGGGTTGCTTTCCGCACCCCTTCTTGGTACATTTTTTCTAGATCTCCCGGCACAAAGCCGTTCTGGGCTTGGGCACGGTGTCTTTGCTTGATCCTTCTCCAACATCCCCTCAGGCATGGAAATTTCCGGTCAAAAATTTGGTGCAGCGGACATCGAGGAACGTTTTGAGCAGGGGGCAGTCACCTTTGCTCGATGGTTCGCAAAACTCATGGATGCCAATGGGTGGTCCCATCCAAAGCTGGTTGAGTTAGCAAAGGTCGCTACGGACGGGAAGTCCTGGGTCCACTCCAGCCAGATCGCAAGCCTCAGAATCGGCAAGCTTAAAAGTCCTGGACCTCGCTCTTTCGCCACCCTTTCTTATCTGTGGAGCGAGATCGACGCATATCAGAACCAAGCTCAAGACGAGCATTCCCCAGACTTTTCAAAGCAGGACAAATTCATCAAGAACGCACAGGTGATGCGTGATGACGATGGCAACCCTGCTTCCATCGGTTACATGTTCGAGGTTTTTTGCGGATGGAGGGAGCCGCCTCAAGGCACTACACAGCGCGACTTCACCGAAGAACAGGCAGCTTTAGTTAGCGAAAACGCTGGAAAGTACGTGCGACGTCTGGTCACTGCCGATCGCATGGATCTGATCGAATCAATGCCTCGGATGCTCAGGAGTTACTCAAACGACAAAATTGAGCAGGGTCTTTTTAAGAGTGTGATTTTGGGCGAAGGTGTTTGGACAAACGAAGAACTCGACCATAGTGTTACTTGCCTCTCGCATATGCTTACAAAAGTATTCAAAACAGAGCGCAAACCTGAAGAGTTGATGAACGATCTGCTTAAATGAAAGAGGTCGTGTCTTTTTTAGGTTGACGACCACATAGAGCATCGATAGAACTTCAGTACACCGGTACTGAATGATTCTTCATGCCAATCACAAAGAGTGCAAAGCCGATTAAGGAGTTTCTTCCTTCTTCGTACAAGCTTCAGGTCGAAAAAGAAGCACAAGCAGCAGAGGAACGTAAGAAGTTCTCCGATGGACCGGGGCGTTATCTTCGCGCACCAAAAGAAGGCAAGAACCCTAAAACGGGAAAGCCTGAAGCAGGAAGCGTCGAATTCAGAGTGGTTTCTGACTGTGAGTTCGGGTTCTCGCTGTGGTACGAGAATGAAGAAGGTGGCCGAGCATGTAAGCGTTGGCTGGCTGAGGATCTGATTGCCCGTGGCATCGAAGGCGGTGACATCCCTGTGGATGAAATCCCAGAGAAGTGCGAGCGATACGACAAGTCAAAGAAGCCCAAGATCGTCAAGTTCTTGAGCATGATCGTCTACAACATCTCAGAGGATGCGTTTCAGATCTGGGATCTGGATAAGTCCACGATGTTGGAGCAGTTTGCTCAGGCGTGCGCCAATCCAAGGTTCGGCCACCCCACTGGATACGACTTTATTTGGAGTCGTACTGGTGAAATGCAGGCGACCAAGCACACTCTGCAAGCTCAACCACCGTATGAGCTACCGGCTGACATCATGACTCGTTACGGCGAGCTGGATGTAAACCTCAAAGCTCATGCAGCGGGCGCTCCTATGAGCGATGTGTGGGGTGACATTGAACCTCGCGAAGAAGGTTAATTCCTTTTAAACAATCAATGGGGGAGGTGTTCTTCCCCCTTACGAAGGGATTAACAAGTGAAAACACGACCCCGCGTCGAATCTATTGTCAAGTACGACAGTCATCGAGCACAGCACGATGGCAACCGTTTTTATTCCACACCACTGGGCTTCATGCCAAGTGTGACAACGGTTCTGCGTGACGACAGTAAGTTTGAGCCATGGCGAAAGTACAAGGGTGAGAAGAAGGCCAATGCGATTATGCAAGCCGCTTCAGCCCGTGGGACCTGGACCCATGACTGTTCTGAGCAGTATCTGCTGACGGGTGAGCTGCCTCGATTCCATCACGTTTATCAGCCGTGGTGGATCTCGATGAAGCCGTTCCTTGATCAAATCGACCATACGCTACTTACCGAAGGAGCGCTGTGGAATAGCGATTGCTACGCGGGTGCGTGTGACTGCATTGGTTACATGCGTGGTGCTGAATGTGAGCCGGTTTTGATTGACTTCAAGACGGCCAACAAGCCGATCGGTGGCACCAAGCTATATGACTATGAGATGCAGGTCGCGGCCTACATCAAGGCGGCCAACTATGTCTACAGAAAAGAAGGCTTGATCATCCGTAAAGGGATCATCGCTTGTGCGGTGCCTGACTACGAGGTTCAGACGTTTGAGTTGAACCGTGATGACATCAATCAGCTCTATGCACACTTCATTGAGAAGTTAGAGGATTGGCATGACAAACATACGATCCCTCAAACGTTAAAAATTAAATCCGAATGAATGTGGCAAACTAACCATGAGTTCAAGGATCTCCGATTTTTTCTGGCCTGACCTAATTGAGGAACAGCATCGTTGGTCGTTAGATCAACTTGCGATGTTTTATCAGACGACGGAAGAGGAGGTTGTAGCGGCGTTAGTTAAAGCCAATGAAAAATACGCAGATGACCCTCGCTCAACTAATTACAGCGAGCCAGACAGCAACGACGAGGGATCTACCCCTAACGAAATTGAAGGAGCATGCGGGAATGTTCCAAGTAATTCAGGGAAAGGTGGGATTGAAAGCGGCTCGTGAATGGCTTTTAGGCGTAGCACTCCTCGAACGAATTGAACAATGACTCTGCCCAAAGGACTCAAGATCAACAAGGAATCCGACACGGTGGATCTCGATCGACCAGTGACCCTGGTGCAGTGCCCGGACGAAGCGGAGCAACTAATCGTCCGAATCGCGAGGGTGAGTAACCAGAAGAACGAGAACAACTGGGCGACAGGTCCAAAGCTGTTGAAGTTCTTGATTGATCACAAGCACTGGTCTCCCTTCGAGCACGCTTTTTTAACGGTGCGAATAGAAACGCAGCTTGATGTAGCTGCCCAAATTTGTAGACATCGCAGCTTCGTATTCTCCCAGTTCTCTTGCCGTTATGCGAAGGCGACTAAGGCGAATGTTCCGCACTTTAGGGTTCAAGACACAAAGAACCGACAGAATTCCTTTGACACCCTCCACCCGGAGGTCCAGGCGTCTGCTCAGGAAACGGCGGAGAGCTGCATTGATATGGCGTTTATTTTGTATGAACGAATGCTTGCCCAGGGCATTGCCCTAGAAACAGCAAGAAGGATCTTGCCTGTGTGTTCACCAACCACGCTCTATATGAGCGGAACGCTGAGATCTTTTATGCACTACGTCCAGGTGCGGACTGACCCCAGCACTCAGTTGGAGCATCGAGAGGTGGCCGAGGAAATTAAAAAGATCTTGATGTGGAAGTTTCCCATTACTTCGGAGGCGTTGGGATGGACAGAAGAAACGAACTCCCCCGCCTGATTATTGTTGACATTACCCCTAAACCTGCCTCTAGACCGCGTTGTAGTAGGCAGGGAAGGGTTTATACCGAGCCAGCCTATAGAACATGGTTAGAGACGTTCTCAGGGCTCGTACAGAAGCAATGGCATCGCAAACCTCTGGAGCGTGTTTCACACTTAGAGGTTGTAATAAGCGGGCCTAATAGAAGAGGTGACATTGATAATCACCTGAAAGCAATTCTGGACGGTCTTCAGTACGCCAAAGTTATTCGATCAGACAATTTGAAAGTGGTGGACTCAGTTTCTGCACGTTTTTCTTCTTGTGAAACAGCAGAACCTTGGATTCTGATCAAGCTTTTTGGCTAGGTACGATTAATTCAAGCCAACTAAATACCGATGCTGAGAGCGCAATCGCCCAACGATTTGCTGTTCAATCTCACATCATTAAGGCGAAAAGATGCGGTAAAGAGCTTTAGACGAGCGATTATTGACGAGTATCCCACCAGGGGCTGCGCCTATTGCGGGCGATCCATGCGGAACTGGACGCTCGATCACATCATCCCCAAGTCAAAAGGGGGACCCACAAGGCGGTGGAATCTGGCGAAATGTTGCTCACGTTGTAATGGCAACAAAGGTTCTATGGATGTTCTTCCCTGGTATCGACCGCAATTGTTTTGGGACGAGTTCTTAGAAGATACATTGTTTGAATGGATGCGGTCTAATGCAAACATGGATGACGCCATGAATGCTTTGGAGCAGTCACTACGTGAAGGCACTCTTGATAAAGAGGCCCTGGAAGATCTCAAGCAGAAACCTGAAAAACGAAGTTTCTGGGACACCTATTGCGATGCCAATCCTTGGGAAAAAGAGTGTTTGATCTATGAGTGCTGATTAGGCCAGAAGAGGTGGCCTGATCGCGTCCCCTTTTGGCAGCTCAGGCAGGATGTCGAGGCGTCGGCGATTTTTTGCGCCTTTCAACTCCAGCATCCAATCCTGCACGGCGTTCAGGTTTTCGCAACTGTCGTCCAGGGTGCAAAGCACATCCAGTAGCGGGCAGCGCTCTGGATAACGCCACCTGTAGCGTTCGAGCATTTCAACAGTCAACGGTTTCCACCCGAAAACAAGTAGTTGCACGTCGTCTAGGTCATCAACGTGCATACCGACTTTTTTCAAGCCGTCTTCGACTTTGGCCCACATTTGAGTAGGTGTCAGTCCGTGTTTTGTAGCGATGTGTCTGAACCCCTCCTTTGCGCCTTCTACGAAGAAATCGCTTTCTTTCTGGCTGAGGGTTTTGGCTAATTGCTTGCGAGGCTTGGAGCCATTGGACATTGGAGGCAGATCAGATTGGTGTGAATGTTGTGGTCGGTGTACCTGAAGGTCTGACGCCATCAGGATCTGGCAAAACAGGCAGGACGTCGTTTCTTGTGCGTCCATAGCTGTTTTTTCTATCCAGCAACCAGTCCTGAACTTCATTCAGGTCGGGGCAGGTGTGATCGAGCGAGCAAAGCACGTCCAGCAATGGGCAGCGCTTGGGGTAACGGATTGCCCAGCGGTGCATGGCTTCTGGAGTGAGGTCGAGCCATCCGAAGCAGTAGTGCTGAAGATTTTCGAGGTCGTCGTGATGAATCCCGAGCTGCTTCATGCCCCTTTCGACGATTGCCCACATCTCCACGGGGTTTAAACCGTGTCTTTGTGCGATGTATTGGAAACCGCCTCTTGCCCCACGATTGAAGTACGCGATGTCTTCAGGCGTCATCAAGCAACCGTGACAAGAACAGTTGTTCGATGAGGAGACGGCCTTAATGAAAGCCTGGACTTCAAAGGCACGCCACCAGGGCTGTGCAATCGCTGCATCCACTAGCCCGGAAACCGCGTCCAGGTCGCTGTCTCTATGAGCTGAGTACCCATACATTCTCTTGTGGTTTGAATGGTGAGCAGTCATGAGTTGAGACGAAGGGTGAGCGATTTGCGATTGCTTGATCTTTCTAGGACAGCGAGCAACCAGGATCTGTGGCCTGAACTACAAACTTAATGTCCAGAAGAGGATTATTGCATGCGTCTGTATCAGGACGTACACATTTCCGATTTCTTTAGGCCTGGGATCTCGCGGCACCCCTGGGATCTTGAGGGGTTGCTGGGATCTCGACGACCCCCTAGGATCTCGTTACACCCCTAGGATCTCGCGGCACCCCTAGGATCTCGTCGACCCCTAGGATCTCGTGGCCCCCCTAGGATCTCGTGACGATCTCAAAAATCCATCCGAACGAGAACATGTATAAAATGTTTTAAGTATAAAATTATACAAGTATAAATTCATACACATTCAAGTATCAAATAATACGCATCAAAATATACACTCAAATGTTACAAGTAACAAATGCTACACAGCATCAAATGCTACAAGTAGCAAAAGCTACACAACATTTAGCGCCGCTTTTTAGCGCGAGTTTTTGACTTTTAAGGTTTCACAAGTAAGAAATTTTTTAGTTTGAAAAATTGCAGAGAGAAAAAATTTTTCCGCTGCATTTTTACAACTCAAAAAATTTTATTTTGACCCCGGCACAACTTGACACAAGAAAACCACCCCCGAGGGGGTGGCTGTCTTATGGCAGTTCCTGGCTCAAGTCGTCCTCATGATCGGCCAGAAAGTCGATCAAGTGGGCGGGCAAGTTTCCGTAAACCTGCATCAGTCGCAAGTCCTCCGGGTGAGCCTTGAGAGACTCCACCAGAGCGGAAACCGCCGAGGCTGTGTCGGCGTGCATTTTTATTTGAGACGGTGAGAGAAGGGCACGGGGTGCCCGAGATCCAGTCTCGGCGATTTTTTTACGTCCTGGCCTTTTCGTGTGCCAGCTCTGTCTCTGTCCTAATTAAAAGGCCAGGCCATCCAAAATAAGACAAGAATGGACGCAGTTCGGACTTCTCACCCGATGGCCAGCATCACCACAACTCGCCCCGCATGGGCCGCCGACATGATCGGGGCCTATGTCCAGTTCCCCGAGTCGGCAGGCGATCGGATGACGTACAAGCTCATTGACGTCGAGGGGCCGACTGCCTTCCGCAGTGCTCCTCAGTTCGTCATCTCTCCGGTGCTCCACACCGAGAGCCACAAGCGGCTGATTGTTTCGCTCGATGCATGGATGGACATGCTCAGCGTTGGCGTCCTCTGAAGCGCTGCACATAAGGGGGCCACTCCGGCCCCTCTCTCTCATCGGCGACTTCTCCCCGCCGTCTCTCTCTCCTTCTCTCACCTCTCACCATGGCCCGCTCTCAAGGCTCAACCCCTAAGGGGATAATTCTGCAGCGTGGCGAGTCGCCCCTAGACGGCTCCCCCTTTGTTGTCATCCTGACCACCAAAAGCGGCAACCGGAAGACCGGCGACATGTGCCAAGTCTGGATCCTTCGCGAGGATCAGAACCCCGTCGAAGCGATCGCCACCGGGGCAGACTTCACAGTCTGCGGAGACTGCCCACATAGAAAGCAGGCGGACGGATCGCGGTCCTGTTACGTCAACGTGGGCCAGGCCCCTCTCAGCGTTTGGAAGACATACAAGCGCGGCGGATACGTTGACAGCCCCTCGGCTGAGCTGCTGGCCCGTGTTCTAAAAGGCCGCCGCATCCGGTGGGGAGCCTAC